GTTAAGTCATCTGTACTTTGGGTTCGATTTGAGCAGGCCAAGAAGACCATAGTGTCGAACCGTTTCTGAAGTTCAGCCAATAGTTTCTCGCTCTCAACAAAATCCAATTCGTCTTTGTCTTCATCACTCTCCATAGTCCACCTTCTTTAGTTCCTTTAATCGTCTGATAAGGAACTCTTTTTTGCTACTGTGTTTGGGGTGTGTGATCAACTCAAGGGTTAACGAGGCCTGAGTTTTCTTTTCTCTTAGGTATGGTAGCAGACACCGAACCATCTCCCGTGCTGATTCACCATAAATCGAGAAGCAAAATGCTGTCCTGTGCTTGTAGTTAACTACCTCTCTCTTCTCCTCCCTCACTGACCCACCGAAGAACCCCTGTATATAGTGGAGAACATGGGGGTAGGTGTTCTTAATCTGTACTTCAATGTTCCCCTTGTTAGCACGGAAGCAACCCTCTCCATCCATGTACCCAGCAATGTATGCAAGGTCAGTGAGTGTCGGCCCAGTTGTCTCCGACGTTGTACTCTCCATCAAGGGGGCATCGGAAGTTAAAGTACTCTCCAGATTGTCTGATTGATTTACATACAATGTGACCTACATTCTCAGCATAGTCTGCTGGGCATTCGTATTGAATTTCATCGTGAATATGTGCTACCTGTCTGAAGGGGATCTCGGCAGCACTAAGCAGTCGGTCTGCAATGACTGTCGCCTTCTTCATTAAGATAGCACCCGCTGATTGTAACAAGGTATTGAGTGCGGCGTGTGGTGAGCGTATGTGCAGTGGCCTTCCATCCAGCCCTACCAGTGAAGACTTAACATCTAGCACCCTGTCAATCTCACCCTTAAGCCTAGCCAGTGCCGGGGTCTGGGATAGGAATCGAGACTTAAGCGACCTCCCTGTCGCCGCATTGCCTCCCACTACCGACCCAATCTTCCCATCCCCAGCACCGTATAAGAACGCATAGATAAACGTCTTCGCTTGGTTGCGAGTCTCTAGGCCCGCTGCTTCTTGGTTCTTGGTATGTATGTCGCCCTCCAGTATAACACTAGCATACTCACCGTTGTCGAACTTACCCATGTAATGTGCTAGACATCTTAACTCTAGTCCGGAGGCATCGACACCCACCAGTTTGTATCCCTCTGAGGGGACAAAGAGAGACCTGCACTCCTTGCCATACGGGGAGTTGATGCCGGTCACCTGAGCGAGGTTAGGCTTACGATGCGTACAGCGGCCTGTGACAGCACCGTTGGTATTCACCGACCCATGGATACGCCCGTTCTTCTCTACCTTCAGCCAAGCCTCAGTGCCGTCTGACAGTTGGCCCAGTCTCTTGCCCAGCATAAGGTACTCACCGAAGACCTTAGCCTCCGGATAGTTCAGCCCACTTAACACAGCCTCGTCAATCCTTGGCTTGCCGTTGGGTGTCTTGGCTACAGGTTTCCACCCATACTTATCAATTAATCCTTGTGAGATTTGATCTCTACTGTTGGGGTTGAAGGGAATAACCTTGACCTTTAAGGGGCCGTCCATAAGTCTGGTCCGTATGGTGGTAGGTGCATCGCCTTTCTTATCGTATCGCATATCCGTATCGGGATCTGTGTAATACTCAGGTGTCTTCATGGGCACATGCTTGGGAGGAAAGAGATCCTGCAAGCCTGCCTGTAACTCCAGCCTACGCCCTACCAACTCGGTGTGCAATACCATTGCATTGTGTACGTCAAAGCCAAAGCCGTTGGCCTCCTGCTTCTGTATGCACGCAGCAAAGTCATGCTCAAGTTGAACTGCTTCAATATGAATATCAAATCTAGGGGAAGTCAACGCGGTAGTTAGGTGAAGGTAAAGTTCAGTAGTAACCCTGACATCCTGCTCGCAGTAGTCCTGTAGTTCTTGGGTCCACTCCTTGAACGCATCCTCCGTAGAACCAAAGGCATCCTTGCCACACTTAAGACGTTGACCCCAAGCCTTCAATGCGTGGGAACCAGTGAGGCTACGCTCCACCCAACCCTTACAACAATCTTGGTCAGTAAGGTTTGTATAGAACAGTCGTGACAATATCAATGTGTCCCTGATCAACCCCTCTGGCTTCCAGTCAGGGTAGTACTTCTTAATCACAGGGATATCGAACTTAACAATGTTGTGTCCAACAATGACATCAGCCTTGGTCAACTCTACTAAGCCTCGCCATATGCTGTCACCCTTGAACGACTCCATTCGCCCTGACTTTGGGTCGTGGATAGATAGGCACAGTATGTCTTTGAATCCCTTGAGGGTAGCAAAGTCCTCAATAGGGTTTGTCTCAATGTCGAATATTAAAGTCTGCATGTACTAAACCGGGATCGATACTCTCAAGTTCTGCGAATACTTTTTTCCAGTATCCCTTGGTGCTTTCCTTGAGATGACCGCTCGGGCCTCCATTGTGTATGCGTGCTAGTGTTTCTAGTTTAGTGTTAGGTGCGTGGCGTTCCCAGTAGGCAATCATAACCCACTCAGCGTACCAAGGATCTGTGACATGGGAGTAGGAACCTCCTAATTCTGGTGCATGTTCAGTCGCGTCTACCCAGTAGGCAGCAGTGATTTGGTACGCACCTATCTCTCCGTTCTCACCCACAGCAGTAGGGTCATCACCCGATTCCACTGTCCGTATCGCTTGGAACAACTGTCTCGGATACTTCTTGTACATCGCCCATCTCTGGCATCCATTCGTGCAATCGTCCTGACTCACGTTCATACTCCAGTTGTGTTGAGATTCCTGTTTCACCTGCGTATCTATTCTTGAGTACTCTACAGGTAAGTACGTTTGCGGTAGCCTCGTCTTGCTGGTTCCTTTCCAAACCGATAACGGAATCGGATAGTTGAGCAATAGCATGAGAGCCACGCAACTGGCTAAGACTAGTAGTAGCACCTTCTTCGTGTCCGCGTCCATCTGGTCTCCTTAGGTGGCTGACAAGGAACATAGCAACCTTCGTCTCCTCGACGAGTGATCGCAACCTTGTCATAGTGTTATCAATCATACGCCGCTCATCACCATTCTCCATGCCTGATACTACGATGCTCAGGTGGTCAAGGAATATGTGTGAACAGCCCATACTTCTAGCCATGTAACGAACTTGATTAAGTAAGTTATCACTATCGCAACTGCCCCAATGATCATACAGAACCAAGCGACCAGTGCCCACCGAATGGTCAAAGGCTTCTCGCTTCTGTTCTTCGTCAACCCCATATGTCTTCCATAGGTGTGGGGGTTTGTTGAGGTAGATCCCCATGATACCCTCGGCTGAACGCTTGACAGATTCTTCAAGAGCGATGTATCCCACCTTCTCACCTTGTCGCATGAGGTGGTAGGCAAGTTCTCTACAGACACTGGACTTTCCGATGCCTGTTCCTGATGTGAGGGTGACCAACTCTCCTCGACGGATGCCGAAGAGTTTGTCGTTGAGTCCTGTCCATGGGTACGGGACGGATTCTGCTTCTTCATTGTTAATGATTACTTCCCATAGTTCCTCACCGGGAACCACGCCGTCAGGTCTATAGGTCTTGGCTCCCCATATAGAGGACACCAACTCCTTACCCATGCCTGCAACCAGACACTCGTTAGGATCTTTCATAGGCATAGCCGATACAATCTTGGCCTTGCCCGGCGACAACATCGTGGCACAATCCCGTGCTGCCTTACGTCCTGCATCGTCCTGATCGAACGCGAAGATTACTGACTCAAACTTTTCCAACCAGTCCAGACAATTTTTTACGGTACGGACAGCACCCGCAGCCCCGTTGGGTATAGATACTACCGGCCATTTATTATCGAACAACTGACTAACTGTTAACGCATCGATCTCACCTTCAGTAACCGTGACCATCTTGCCACCGTTACCCCAGAGGTGTTGACCCCACAGGCCTGCCTTGTCGGGCTTACCCAACCACACAAAGTCCTTGTTAGGGAAGCGTAACTTCTGGGCCACCGCCTTACCATCGTCATCACAATAGTTAGCAATCTGGACAGGAGTACCGTTGTACTTCCCTACTCCATAGTGCCACTTCTTGCATGTGTCCTCGTTGAGGGCACGCTTGGGCAAAGGGGCGACATCAAACTCGACCATATCTTTCATGGTATGTCTCCTTGGTTCATTAACTAAAGAACCATCACCGTGCTCATAGTGATGGCATCCGAAACAGTACGCATGTCCGTCTGTGTATCGTGCTAAGTTGTCTTGGCTCTTACACGAAGGACACGACTCATGCCTGAGGAAGGCTGAGGTTGTCTCCATCTTTGATCTCCTTGATCCTCAGTTCAATTGACCCAACATCGTTGAATCGTTTAATAGCGTGGAGTACTTTGATCTGTTGATCATCGCCCCACACTATACCGTTACATATATCTAAAGTTTTAAAGTAGTTATCTACGTCTCCTCTTGGGATAGATAACTTAGATGTTCTTGGCTTGACTACGTTGAATATGGCTGTGACTTCTAGCACGCCGTAGAGGGGGAAGAGATCGGCATTGGATGGAGACAGTACCAATGTGCTTAGGTTAGCAAGGATCTCATTCCCCCTCTTTCTGAACTCAGTGTAGCGTTTGCCGTAGTATGTCCCCCAACGGGAGACACGGGGGCGAGAGGCTGGCACGGGGTCCAGCGGCAATACTAGACACGCTTCAGAAATCGGTTGTCTCTGCTTCCACGACAAACCCATCCTCTTCAGCGAAGTCATCCTGCGGTGTGTACTCTACCAAGTCAATGATCTGAACAGCACGTAGACGCAGTGAGATACCCATGCCTGCCATGCCAGTGTAGTAAGGGATAACCTCGAAGGCTACCTTGCATTCACTACCGTTACCAATGTTCATACCCTTAAGGGCATCCGCTGAGATAGGCGTAGCCTTTGAATCATAAACGATAGGTCGCTGCTCCCATGTCCTATCCTTAGACTTACCGATGGCCTTCATCTTGAAGCGTACCTCGTACTCACCCGTCTCCATACCATCCTCATCTACGACATTCTTGAAAGGCATGTTGGCCTTCTTCAACCCACTGCCTTCCTTCTCGCAGTACTGATCGTAGTGATACGTATGCTTCTCGGTCAATGACTCAATAAAAGATTCACCCTCTTTACCTGACACAATAAGATTAAGACGATAGACACCTTCACTATCGAACTTAGTATCAGGGCTAGACAAGTAGGGATACATAGCCTTTCCCTTGGGTGAAGTGGTACGGTCATAGGTTTTCTTTTGGTTACCCATTAGGTTCTCCTTTTTATAGGTTTTGTTTTTAGAATATAAATTCTATTTTAAGAAAAGTAATACTCAGAGTCTCTTACCGAAGTCAACCTTAAGTTACCCAACGGTGGCACGGCTGGTAATTCTACACAGGTAGGTAAGGAGTGAGTCAAAGAATCTCTGAGATTGTTGAAGATAGGTGTTTCAAAGGTAGAAATGGTGGCTTCTCGTATACAACCTGCGAGTATTCCTATGTTTTGTGCGTGAGTAGCATAACTGTCATGAACTACACTATAGTCTAAGATGCCTTGATCTAATCCTAAGTTTATTGTCGCACCTAATAGGCCACCTAGTCCATCTAAACTATGGATAACATTAGGAGGGAAGGCGTTGACACTCTTTCTTCTGTCTCTATCTTCAGCATCTTCAAGTACTCTGTGCTGTCGTATGACACCATTGACTACTGTCTTTACTACGTTCTTACTCTTCTTACGATAGTCCATTAACACAGGGAAACCAAGGGGAGTGATCCATCTGATTGGTGTGTCATTATCTAAACATATATTCGCTACTTCTCTTAGCCAATCCATGCCTGCCCTTGCCGACCCCACTACCTCACCAATAGATTCCCATATTAATTCAGCAAGGAAGTTGGATGGTCGGTATGTTTCTTGTCCGAATGGGTTCTCTCTATTCTTATCTCTTAGTTCATTGTAGAACCACTCGGCTGTATAAGAACGACAGGAGAAGAAGGTACTCCCATAGCACAGTGTCATTGCTTGTCGTTTAGTCGTAGCCCTAGTGATACCAAACTGTAACCAAGCACTAGCGTAGTCGTTAGTGGATACCTTTAACTTCTCTATAGTTCTGTCGCATACTGCTTGGTATACATCACCGGGTCTATCACGGGGGAGGACGTTGGTTTCGTGGGCTGCGTGTTCATCCAACAACAGCATGGAATATATCTGCAAGCCCTGTGTTGTAGCGTCGAGGCACACAGGTAACCGTGACTCATAGTCCTTACCATTAGTCATCAACCCATGCCAGTCATTACAACCAGCCAAGAACTTCCATGGTTCGTCAGCCTTTACCCACTCCATGCAACCCAACGGATCCTTAGCAACAGCAGTGATAAGGTCTTGGTTGTCCTCGACCCATGAGATCCTCTCTGAGAAGGGGGACTTGTCCATACCCCAGCCGTTGGCTACATGGACAGCAAGCCAAGAGACACCGTTGTCATCCATCTTCATGCCCTT